TTTAACGTACTTTAATTAATTAAAGATTAGATAGCAGTTGATGGATCAATTGGAGTAACAGTTGCAGAAGCAGCAGGAACGTGACCATCAAAGTAGTTTTGACGAGCAAATACGTTCTTGAAGACTCCAACGCCTTGACCTTCATGAGCTACAGCAAAGCCGTAACGTTCACGAATTTTAACTTTAACAACTTCAGTGTTTTCGTCTCTCCACTCCACGGTAGTAGGCTCTTCGTCTACTAAGTGGAATCCAATGTTTCCAGAAGAAAGCAAGAAGATATCTCCTGACATATTCTCTGGATCGAATGGACACAATGGTGAAACAAGTACTCTAAATCCAAATGGGAAATAAGATGGCAAGTTTGGTGCTGAGTTAGCTTGCTGAGATCTTGAAGCAAGACCAGTAGCCGCTGCTCCAGAAACCGAACCAGTTCCAGCAAGGTTTGTTCCACCAGGAGTAACCGAACGTCCATTAGATGGACCCATAGCTCCCATAGCACCTTGTTGATAAGGATTTTGAGGGCCAGGATTTCCGCTGTAAGGATTAAAGTAAGCTCCGCCACCATGAGAAAGCATCATCTCACGAAGAACTGGATCTTGAACGAAGTTATAGTAGAACAATGGGTGCATAAGGAGAGTGTCAGCCGCAAAGCCTTCTTCTGCCATATGAGCCATTCCTCTCATAAGATCGTCCATAGTCATTGAACCGTTTTTAGCAAGCTGAATATCTCGACCAGTACAAACTCCAAAAAGAGATTGAGTAGGATTCTTGTTGTCAAAAAGTGAAGTACCTAAAGACTTAAGAAAAGCAACTGCTTTTTGTTCTTTATGTCGAACAAGTGCAGAGCCCATAAGTCTAAGATTCATAGCCATAATATCGTAAGTAGAGTAACGAAGCGCTTCATCAGTAAATGAAGCAGCGATACCTGCCTTTCCAATATAAGCAGTAGAAACTGCTCCACCAATTTGGAAGTTGACTTCAGGATAAGTACCATGCTCTTGTACATCTTGTGCGTAAACTGCACCAATTGCACCAGCAAGAACTTGGGTAGAAAGACCCTCAGCTTGAACTCTGGTGAAAAGGGAAGTGATGATCATAAGTGGCTCAACAGGCTCACGGATCAAAATTTCCATAGACTTCTGAAGCAAAGGTGTGATCTCTGAAGAACGAACCAAGTCAGTATTTTTAGGTGAAATTGTTTCAACAAATGTTGACCATTTCACTCGATCTTCCTTGTCTGGAAGATTTCCATTATTTGCAATCATGTCTGCCAAGTATCTAGCCGCAGCTTTTTCACTACTTGGAAGCTCTAGGACATTTCCGTCCGATAGTTTAAATTCCATTTTGAACTCCTTTATTATAAAATTCTAATATTTGCAATAACCATTCTGTTACCAACAACTTCACCATTCTGACCAGATAGAGTCAAATTGTCCGGAAGTCCTTCAGTAGCGCTACCTGGCATTCTCATAGATGCGTCGAAAGAAGAACCTTGCCAAGCGGTAGTTGTTCTTTCCATTAGTGATTTGGGAAACGATTGAATTTCAAGTACTCGTCCACAGATTTCTGATGGTAGAGTTGAAGCACTTACGTCCAGAGCTGTAAAGTTGCTTTCTACATCAAAAGTAAGATAGTCTCCAGGCTTTACAGGACCTACACAATAAATGTGTTGGTGGTCAGCAGAAGCTGCAGAACCGTACTGCCATGGAGAAATAGTATCAGTACCAGAAGAATTTGCAGTAGCATCGTCAAAGGTAGAATGCACAATCAAAATACCAACAGAAGCATCAAAGAAATAATCTCCAAGTTTTCCAATATCTTGAATGCGTGACTTTGCGTTAACAACAGCAGCTTCAATAGAAGTACCACTAACAGTAATTTTTGTATTCTGGTCTGCGACTGTCAAAGCGTTAATTTCAGGAACTAAATTTTTAACTCCTAAATAAATTCCTTTAATCAAAGCAGAAGCTCCACCAGAATAAAGTACTTCATCAGACTCTCTATCGTATCTTTCTAAAGCATTCAATTTGCCAGCAGTAAGAAGTAAAGGTGCACTGCCTGCAGGAAAATTTCCATGAGTAGCAACTACATAGGCAGTGTTAGCGAAAGTAATAGCACTTACTTGAGTGCTATTAGCCATTTGAGGCATTTTCATTTGAGCTTCAGTAATAAACTGAATCAAGTGTTGCTTTTGATAGTTGACATGCTTCAAGGAAGCAGGAGAATCTCCAGCCCAAGAGTAAACATCATAAGCAGCAACACCAATTGGAGCTGAAATAAATAATTGAATAATTGCAGTTGCATCAGTATCATCTTCACCTGTCGAATTGCTTCCGTCAAATGCAATAGTGTTTGCAAGAGTCAAATCATCTTCGTCAACCCAACCTCTTTCAATTACAGCCTTACAGAAATCTTCAAGTGTAACCAGCATAGTAGCATTTGCCGCTAAGGGTTCACCAGTTCGAATATCTTCTGTTTTAGCTGAAACGTCATTTGTTGTATAAGTAAAAATAGGATCTGCAGCAACTGTCTTTTTACGCAAACCAGACGGTACTACGCGTCCAGAAGCATCAAGCGATACTACTTTTCCTGATGAGATTACGAAGTAATCTTTT